AAGCTGTAAACAGAAGGTTGGAAGAATTGGCGAGTTTTTAAACAAAAATATTTATAAAAATGGGTTACAAAATCATTGAATTAGAAATTGACGATAACATATTGTCAGGACAAACCGGTGTGGATAGTGTAGCATTCGTAGAAATGCCAGCAATTGAAACCGAATTCATGTACTTTGGAAGACAGAAGTTCTACAAAGCACCTGACTATGTCGCACAAAAAGCGTGTCAAGCAATAAAACAAAATGAGGAACGTGGAAATCCTGCGGGAACTCAGGTAGGAAAAGTAAGAGCACAGCAATTGTGTTCCCAATCTGAGATATCATTGGACACGATTAAGAGAATGAAGTCATTCTTGGAACGTGCCGCAACATACAACACAGGTAATTGGGATGACAATGGAACCATCGCTTATGGATTATGGGGTGGTGAAGAAGCTCTCAAATGGGTTGATAATGTATTGTCTCAAATTGAGAATCAAGATATGGATATTGATGTATCAGGTTTACCTGAATATGTAAATTATCCCACTGGTGACACGAAGAATGATATGTTAATAAAACCTATTCTTTTTGTAGAGAAAGTTGCTGGTGAGTCAAAGAATGACTATCTACAAAGATGTATTCCCGTATTGAGAACTGAAGGATACGATGAAGACCAAGCGGTTGCAATTTGTATTGACAGTTTTGGTAAATGTGGTGACTGCAAACAATCTTTGGCTATAACACCAAATCCTTGTTGGGAAGGTTATGAGCCCTATGGATTAAAATCTGACGGTTCACCAAATTGTATTCCTATTGAAAATAAAAAACAAGAATTTACCCTATTGGGATATATGGATGGTATTCCATATTTCTCAAATCCCGTAGATGCTGAAGCATACGGTAAAATCAATTATAACTGTGAGGGTTACCATGTACATCAAGATGAAGATGGAAATGATGTCTATATGTCATGTGAGACTCATGGTGATATTCCTGATGGTGGTATCGAACTTGAATCACTATTGGAACAAGGATGGGTAATTGAAGATGTAAAAGAAATTAACCCTGAAGAATTATTAAAATCTGTTAAACAAAAATACTCTCAAATTACTGAGCAAGAATTTTACAGAATTGTATCGGACCCAAATGAAAATTCAATACAAGATTTTGCTGGTGCAAAAATTAGATATGTTTATGTATCAGGAATGGGTTCAGATATTATTGCAACCACAAGAGAATTCTGTAGAAGAATGATGGGTGGAAAACAGTATGTATTCCGTTACGAAGATATTATGAGATTGAATGCGGAAATAACCGCAGAAGATTCTGAAAGAACAATCATACCAAGACCTGTTGGTACTGCACCTGATATTATGTTGTATAAAGGTGGTGCAAATTGTAGACATTATTGGTTACAATTAATCTTTGGAAATCCCAATCCAAATGTGGGTTATGAAGAAACTATTACTAACAGAAAATATGATGAAATTAGAAAAGCGGAATTAACAAATCCTGCAACAGGTCAAGCGGGAATAGTTAATCCAAAAGCCAATCCACAAAAAGGTAGTAGAGATGGATTCTCCAAAGCGTTTAATAATACAATAATAGTTGATATTGATGACACATTGTTTGATGGATTATCACCAAATCAAAGTGTTGTGGATTATGTAAATTCCAAATGGGGTAATAATAGAATTGTTATTATAACAGCAAGAAACCAAGCAAGAAAAATTGAAACCATTTCTCAACTATCACGTGCTGGTGTAAGATATGATGATTTGTTCTTGGTTGAATCTCCATATAACAAACAAAAGAAAGCCAAGGAATTGATGCAAGATGGATTAAGAATAGTTGAAGCTATTGAAAACAATCCAATGACAGGTCAAGATTATCGTAGTTTGGGTATCATGAAAATAACCAATCCTGATTCATTGACCAAAATGATTCCAACAGGATTTATCCAAGGATTACCTGTATTCGAAGATAAGGTTATGGCATCTGATTACTCTTATGCAAATGGTTGTGGTGGTATTGTTGAACCTGTTGAATACATGGGTAAAAGAATGTATCAATCATGTTCTTATAATTCATCAAAGAAAGAAGATTTCAATCGAGTTAATTTCAGCAGTGATGATGACAAACGAATGATTTATGGACCATTAATGTTACCAAATATTTTGATTCCAAGATTGGATGAAACCACAGGTGAAAAATATTATGTGAAATTCAAACCACAAACAATTGAAAAGATTCAAAGAAAGTTCATGATTGATGGATATCAAAGAGCCACAAATCTTGAGCATACCAACAAAACATTTAAAGATGTTGTATTGGTTGAGAATTGGATTGTTTCAAGCGAACAAGATAAAATCTATTCTCTCGGATTTACCAAAGAACAAGTTCCATTGGGTTCTTGGGTCGGAGGTTATTATGTATTACCAACCAAAGAAGGTGATATGATTTGGGAAGAATTAATTAAAACCGGTAAGGTAAAAGGATTTAGTGTTGAAGGTATGTTCAATCTTAAATTCTTCAAAGACTACTTTACCAAAACTGATGATGATGTTTTACTTGATGAAATCATCGATATATTAAATCGCATAAATGATTGATTATCGTGTAAAATCATGTAGACTATTTATCATATGACAATAAACATTGTAATAAAATAAATCTAAAAAAATATGACCAGTAAAGAAGCAATCGAAAAGATTAAAAGCGTGTTGAATCTTTCTTTTAAAACAGAAAAATTTGCCACTACATCTTTAGAAGATGGTACTGAAGTCACCAATAACTTAGATTCGGATTTTCAAATCGGACAAGTTCTCTACGTAGTTGGAGAATCTACATTAACGCCAGCACCTGAAGGTACTCACACCACTCGTGAAGGTTATAAAATTACTGTAGATAGTTCATCTGTAATCGTTGCAATCGAATCATCTGTAGCAGATGCCGAGAAAGAAACAACTGATGAAACCAAAGAAGAAAACATGTCAGAAGAAGCCGAAGCTATTGTTGAGGAGACTCCAACCGCTGTTAAGGATGAGGTCATTGCTGAAGTTGTAGATGCGTTACTTCCTCTTGTTGAAGAAGTAAAATCTTTAGCTGAAGAAATGAAAAAACTAAAAACAAAAATGGAGCAAGAAATGAGCTCCCTAAAAACCGACTTTGACTCATTTAAAAAGTCACCTGAAAAATTCTCTGTGGTTGAAAAGAAAACCTTCAAAGAATCTTTGGACGATTACAAATTAGATGTAATCAAAGCAATGAGAAGATAAAAATAAACAAACAATTAAAAACATGGAAAATAACAAAAAGTTTAAATTCAACTATGATTTGACTAACCTTCCAACTTATAACAGTTACGGTTCAGACATGTTGATAAAATCAATTTTGGGATTAACCCTTCCAAAATATGCAACCATTCGTCCTAACTTAAAAGGTACGACTGAAAAAGTTGGTTTCGTAACCAACGATGTGATTCTACAGGATTTAGACTGTGGATTCTCTCCTACTGGTGCTACCACTCAAAACTTGGTAACCGTAGACCTTTGTAATAAAAAAGTAAACCAACAACTATGTCCTTACGATTTGTATGACACATATTTGTCACAGTCTCTTTCAAACGCTAACTTCCAAGAGTCAGTTCCATTTGAAGAAGTAATCTTGACAGATATCTCTAACAGAATCGCTAACCAAGTTGAAAAACAATTGTGGAACAACACAGTAGCTACAGGTGGAACTTATGGTTCAGCTTGTTTCAATGGTGTTGGTGCATTGATTACTTCAGGTAACGGTGCTACTCAAATTGCTTACACAGGTGCAACTTCATCTAACGGTTTGGATGTATTCTCTACAATCTACCAAAACATTCCAGCAAACGTATTGCACAGAGATGACTTAGTAATTTACTGTTCTTATGCTAACTACAGAGCGTTGGTTGCTTCTATGAGAAACAGTTCATTCGTGAACTTATTTACTCTTGATGCAGCAGGTGCTGCTTCAGGTGAAGAATGGTCATTAATACTTCCTGGTACAAACGTAAGAGTTATCCCAACTGTAGGTCTTGACGGTGTATCTGCTTACTACGCAGGTCCTGCTTCTTACTACATGGTTGGTATGAACTCTGAAATCATGACAGTGAAGTCTGTATATGACCCATTCGAGGACATCGTTAAGATTATGGCTAACGTAACTTACGGTATCGGTGTGTTCGACCCAGCTTCATTCTGTATCTGCAAATAAGCATAAACTTTAAATTAAACTAACAAAAATAAATTATGAGTTGTTTTATAGAAAATGGTTATACTCTTGATTGTCGTAACGAATCTACAGGTGGTATCAAAGCTTTGTGGATTTTGGGAGACTCAGGTTCAACCATTACTGGTATCACTTACAATGCAAGTGATGCCATCACTGGAATCAGTGGTGATGGAACATTCTATAAGTTTGAGTTAGTACGTCAATCATCTTCTTTAACTGAAGATGTATTGGTAAACGGTACTAACCAATCTATAGTTTTCCAACCGACTGTGGTAGTAAACCTACCAAAACTAAACCAAGCCTTGAGAAATCTATGGTTTGAATTGGTAAAACAAAATGCGTTGTACATGATTGTTTTGGATAACAACGACCGTTATTGGGCTGTTGGATTCGAAAATGGATTGTACATCAGTGCAGGTCAGTTATTATCAGGATTAGCGTACAACGACGCGAACGGTGCAAACATGACGTTCCTCGGTGGTGAACCTAACCCATCTGCTGAAATCGTTGTAGCAACAACCTTGGCAGCTGTGATGACAGGTATCAACGTTAACGCTGAATAATATGATATCTAATTAGGATACCGAAAAGGGGGCGTAAAAAACCCCCTTTTTATTTATCCTATAATAAAAATTATTTATATTTTAAGAAAACATTATGGGATTTAATTGGGGAGGAAAAAAATGGAGACCGGCTGATATGGCAAAAAAACAGCCAAAGATTAATCAATCTATAGAAGAATTATTAAAACCTTTATCTGAGAAAACTTGGAAAGGTAATGTTTGGGGTTCTCAAATTATGAACGTTGAAAAGGAGACATCCACTCCTGATGTTAGTCCTTCACCAACTCCAACAGTTACTCCGACACAATCGGTAACACCAACCCCTACACCAAGTATTAGTATTACTCCCACACCAACAATTACCCCTTCACCATCACCGGTTCCTTTATCATTTCAACAAACCAACGATGTTCCATCGCCAGCTTTAACAGATAGTGCTAACTGTATAAGTAGGACTGCTGGTGCCGCTGTATTAAGAACTACGGCAACTGTTGGTGGAACCGCTGGTAGTACTGAATTTACTTCAAGTTTCGGTAATTTTGCAACTAATATATATTTTTATCAATGTAAATTAGAAATACCACCTGGCACAAATTGGAATGCTGGAACATGGACATGGAGAATAGATATGAATGGTAGTGGTTTTGTAAGATTACGTAATATTGATATATGTAGAGTAAATTCATCTGGTGTTTCTCAAGCAACAATTGCTACAGTAAGCACAGACCAATCTGCAAATAGTACAAGACAAGTTTTTTCTGATACTGTTCCAGGTATAGCACAAACACCTTCATCAGGTGATTATGTAGTAATAACTTATTCATTTGCTGTTACATCAAGTGGTGGTAGAACAATTAATATATACCCAACACAAATTATCAATTCACCATATACCTAATGTTGAATGTAAATAAGAAATTAATACTCGAAGGAATAGAATATGATGGATACCAAATTGAATCAATGGAAATAAATTTTCAAACAGATTTGGTATCAATTAAAGTTTCTTATTATAATAGAAGTAAACATCTAAAATCTGTTAGAGATTATCCCATTAAAATTGGTGATGAAATCAATCTATTAGATGCAGTTAATCAGATACACGAAATACATAATAATATAATAGTACAGTAAAAGATGGCAAGAAATTTTTTCAATAAGAAGTTCTCAGATTATTTGGGTGAACAACGAGCATTGTTGGACATCATTACACAATTCTTTGGTGCAACACCAACTCCTACACCCACTCCTTTCGCTTCTCCATCTCCAACTGCAACTCCCACTCCAAGTGTTACCTCATCATTAACACCAACACCAAGTGCAACCACAACTCCAACGGTTACTCCAACAAGAACCGTTACCCCAACAGTCACCCCATCACCATCACAAACACCATTTCCTTCACCATCAAATTCTGTAACTCCAACAACAACTCCAACCGTAACACCAAGTCCTACTGCAACACCAAGCGCAACCCCATCGGTTACCGCATCACCAACACCATCATTGACTCCAAACGCAAGTCCAAGTCCTACACCAACAAAGACACCAACCCCAACTCCATCAACCACACCGGCTGTAGCTGAATTTAGATTTACGATTAATACAAATATTACAAATGAATCAAGTAGTAATGTATTTTCATTTAATTTACCATGTAATGGTTCAGGATATTCTGCAACTGTAAATTGGGGTGATGGTAATTTTGAAAATATTAGTGGTACATTAGGTAATGTATTACACATCTATTCAACACCTGGTGTTTATCAAATAAGAATTTCAGGGATTTTCCCAACAATATATTTTAACAATACATTAGACTGTATTAAAGTAACATCACTTGACCAATGGGGTACAGGTGCATGGACTACTTTGGAACATGGATTTGATGGTTGTTTAAACATGATATACAATACCACAGATGTACCTGATTTAAGTTCTTGTACATCTTTGGCTTATCTATTTAGATTTAATAGTTCAAACTCATTTAATGGTACATTAGGAACTTGGGCGGTATCAAATATTACAGATTTATCTTACACTTTTGCTGGTTGTTTTAATTTAGTAGAAGATTTAGATAACTGGGATACTACCAATGTTACATCATTGGAAGGTACATTTCAAACATGTCTTAATTTCTTCAGTGATTTAGGTATATGGGACACTTCAAGTGTTACCAATATGTCATACACATTTAGTGGAGCACAAACATTTAATGGAAATATTAATAACTGGATTACCAGTGGAGTAACAGATTTCTCTTGGATGTTCTACAAAGCAGCATCTTTTAATGTTGATATTGGTAATTGGAATACATCAGGAATTGTTGGTCCAAATTCTATGGATTATATGTTCCAAGGAGCAACCATATTCAACCAAGATTTAACTCTTTGGTGTGTATTACCAATACCATCTGAACCACCTTCATTTAGGGTCGCTTCAGCATTGATTGATGGTAATCTTCCAATATGGGCAACTTGTCCAACTATACCTTCACCAACACCTACAGTCACCCCAACAAGAACACCAACTCCAACCGTTACACCAACAACAAGTCCGAGTGTTACTCCTACTTCAAGTGTAACCCCAAGTATCACTCCATCAATAACACCAAGTATCACACCATCAGAAACACCAACACCATCTATTACTCCTTCAATTACACCAAGTATTAGTCCAAGTGTTACTGTAAGTCCAACCCCATCCTTGACGCCAACTCCAACAATGACACCTACACCAAGTCCATCACCGATTGCAAGTAATAATTTTGAATTTATAGTTAATACAACAAATTCAGGTTCGGCTTCAGATACATTTGTTTTACCAACAAATGGTGGAGGATATTCTGCAACGGTATATTGGGGTGATGGAAACTCTACAGCATTATCAGGTACACCTGGTGCAGTATCACATCAATACGCATCAGGAGGAACTTATACAATTAGTATTACAGGAACATTTCCGAAAATTTATTTCTTAGGCGCTCAAGATACACAAAAAATAACCAATATAACTCAATGGGGTGATATTCAATGGACGGCATTTGATGGGGCATTTTATGGATGTTCAAATCTTAATGTTACCGCAACAGACGCACCAATATTAACAGGTGTTACAACAACAGCGGCTATGTTCCATAGTTGTTCATCTTTAGTTGGTACATCAGCCTTTAATACATGGAACATGAGTAATGTTACCAGCGTGGCAGAAATGTTTTGGGGAACTACATCATTTAATCAAAACATTGGAAATTGGAATGTTAGTAACGTAAGCAATTTTGCTTATATGTTCAGAGATAACTTTGGTTCATTTAACAATGGTGGTTCACCAAGTATTAGTGGTTGGACAACATCATCGGCAACCAATATGACAAATATGTTTTGGTCGGCAACAGCATTCAATCAACCAATTGGAGCGTGGGATGTTAGTAATGTAACCAATTTTGAAGGAATGTTTTTAAATGCTACAACATTCAATCAACCAATTGGAACATGGGATGTAAGTTCAGGAACCAATTTTGGAGGTATGTTTGCTATCGCATCTAACTTCAACCAAAACATTAGTGGATGGGATATGTCATCAGCAACAAATGTTTCTGGTATGTTTAGTTCATCATCGTTTAATCAACCAATTGGAGCATGGAATGTTAGTAACGTAACTAATTTTTCGGAAATGTTCTTTGGAGCAACAGCATTTAATCAGGACCTTAGTACTTGGAATACTTCAAGTGCAACCAATATGAGATTAATGTTCCGTGATAACCAAAGTAACGTTGATGTCACCAATTGGAATGTTTCAGGTGTTACCACATTTGAAGCAATGTTCATGGGTAACGGTTCATTCAATAGAAGTTTAAACAATTGGAATGTAAGTTTAACTAACAATTATTGGTCTCAATTATTGTTTAACTGTTCAGGATACAACCAACCTATTACAGGATGGACATTGAACAATTCAATTACTGGTATGAACGATATGTTAACCAATAGTGCAATATCTGTTGAGAATTATTCAAGAACATTAATTGCATTTGCTAACGATGTTTATAACGATGGTGGTTTACCATTAGTCACACTTGGAGCGTCTGCACAATATGACTGTATTGATTATGTAATTGGTCAACAATATACCAACGCGGTTGCCGCAAGAGCGTACTTGGTTGGATTAGGTTGGGTCATTACTGATGGTGGACAATCAGGAGTATGTCCATCACCAACTCCTACACCAACTCAAACCCCATCACTTACACCATCACCAAGTATAACTCCATCACTTACACCATCACCAACAGTTACTCCAAGTATTTCTGTAAGTCCAACTCCAAGTGTAACACCAAGTATTTCTGTGAGTCCTACACCTACACCAACTCCATCAACTTCAGGAGGATTTGTTCCTATTGATGCATCAGGTGGTACAGTAACTACAATATCTGCTCTTGGACAAAATTGGAATGTACACACATTTACAGGTGGAACAAATAGTTTCATTGTTAATAATCTTGGTACAAATGGTAAAATTGAATACTTAGTAGTTGCAGGTGGTGGTGCTGGTGGTGATGGAACTGCGGGTGGTGGTGGAGCCGGTGGTTTATTGACCAACGTATCAGGAACACCACTATCAATTTCCGCAACGACATATACCGTTACAGTTGGTGATGGTGGTCCATATATATTTCAAAATAAACGAGGACCTAATGGTGAAAATTCATCGATTTCAGGTTCAGGAATAACAAGTATAATTGCAATCGGTGGTGGTGGCGGTGGTAACCGTGATTTTGAATTTGACGGTGCGTCAGGAGGTTCTGGCGGTGGTGGAGGTGGTTCCGACTCACCTGTGGGTGTAGGAGGAGCTGGTACATCAGGTCAAGGATTTGCTGGTGGTACTGCCCAAGGTGGTGGTGGAGACAGTGCCGGTGGTGGCGGTGGTGGAGCAGGAATGTCAGGTTTCACATGTAGTGTTGCTAAACAAGGTGCTGCTGGTGGAGACGGTGTTCAAAACGATATTAATGGAACTAACACTTGGTACGCAGGTGGTGGTGGAGGTGGTTCACACTCCGCATACAATGCACCAGGTGGTCAAGGTGGTGGTGGACAAGGAGCTGAGCTTAACACAACCGATGCTGGTGACGGTGTAGACGGAACCGGTGGCGGTGGTGGCGGTGGAGCCGGTGGTGGTTATGGTAACACAAGAGCTGGTAACGGTGGTAAAGGTATTGTAATTATTAGATATCCATTGAATAGTCCAATTCCTCCGCCAAGTCCTTCACCAACACCAAGTATAACTGCATCAGTTACCCCAACACCATCAACAAGTGTTGCTCCATCAACAATGTTTATCGCTGTTGGTCAATCAGGAACTACTGGTAATAATGCCTTAGGATATTCTTATGATGGATTAATTTGGAGTGGAAACACAAACGCAAATATTGTTTGGGGTCCAACCAATCGTATCTTAAATGCCGTAAAATGGAATGGTTCGATGTGGGTTGTTGCAGGTAGTACAACACCAAGTGGTAATCAGGTTATGGGTTATTCATATGATGGATTGACATGGTCAGGTTCAACCAATAGTAAAAATTATTTAAATATTGGCTATGATGTAGAATACGGAAATAATAAATGGATTGGGGTAGGTTCAACAGGGTCTACCGCATCTACACCTGATAGAATTATATTATCCGATGATGGTATAACATGGAGTGGGGCAACTTCTTTAGGAGGTAACTCAAATACTTTATTTGTATCAAGAACACTTTTAGGTATTAAATGGAATGGTTCATATTATTTGGTTACGGGAAGTGGTACCGGTACTGCACCAAAAATTGCATTATCTTATGATGGTATAACATGGACAGGTTCTACAAATGGAAATACTGTATTCAGTGCTGGTCCTGAAAAATCATCATGGGATGGATTTAAATGGGTTGTAGCTGGTGGTGCTTCCGCCAATAAATTAGGATATTCATATGATGGATTGACATGGTCAGGTTCAACAAATGGTAATTCAATTTTCACTTCAAGTGTAAGAGATGTAGTATGGAATGGTTCTATATGGGTTGCTTGTGGTAATGGTACAAATATCTTAGGATATTCATATGATGGATTGACATGGTCAGGTTCAACAAATGGTAATGCTATATTCAGTGGTGATACTCTCGATGTTGCATATAATGTAACTTGGAATGGTTCAATGTTCTTATGTGGTAATTCAGTGGGTACATCCAATGTAAGTAATAAAAATACAATTGGTTATTCATATGATGGTATTACATGGTCAGGAGCAACAAATGATTTAAATGTCATTAGTAGAACTGTGTTTGATATTGGTTATAAACCAACATTCAATCCACCAGCTACCACACCTACACCTACTCCAACTTCAAGTCCATCAGTGACTCCTACACCGAGTATAACACCATCTGAATCGGTAACTCCGACACCAACACCTACGGTTACACCATCTTCTCCATCATTCACCTTACAATATGATGTTGGATTTATTGGAAGTTCAGGTGGTACTAGTAAAACTTATGATTTAATGGATGCATCCATGAGTGTAGCTGGTTGTACAATTACTTGTAATACATTTACTACATCTTCAAGTAGTGGTGGTGCGACTCAAGTATCACAAAGTTTAGGAAGTTCATGTTTAGCGGGTACTTTAAATGTAAGTCGAAGGGTAAGTGTGAATGCGTTTACTCAAAGAACACAATCTACTATAGTGACAAAAATTAATAATGTTACTGTAGATACTCATACTATTAGTACAACATCAAATATAACAAGCGGGAATCCATTAGCTGAAACATATTATCCACCTGTAACACCATCTAATGGTGATATAGTTTCGGTAGTTTGGACAGATACTTTAATATAATTTAAGATGATACCTATAAATCAATCCGAATTAAACACAGTGGTGGCAACTTGTAGTCGTAACAAACAACTAACAGGTAATGTGTATTATTTGTGGACAATGACCCACAAGTTAACAAAACAGAATTGGAAGTTCATTCCATACCTGTTACCAGCTACTGGTGCAATTGGGTATGAACCAAGTTATGACCAATTTCAAATTGATGTTGATTCTGCAAGTGCAGAAGTATTCATCGCAACAGGAACTATAACACCAGTAAACTTGCACTTAATACCGGGTCAATATTATGTGAAAATCTATGAACAAGCGTCTTCGACAAATTTGAACCCAATAACAGCATTCGATGTGGTATATGAAGGAATGGCCAATGTAATTGGAACCAATCCTGTATATAACGATATTGTTAGTTACACTGGCAATTCATCGAGTCAAATATTTAAAGTATATCAAGGATGATTAACATTGAAAAATTAAAATTTGGTGCAAACACCCTGACTAGTTTTCAGGAGGTGTTTAACCGCAACGAGGTATTCATACGTTGGGGTGGAGATAATATGTTCGTAAATGAACTATATCTGTTGAATGATGCATCACCAATACAAAACGCATGTGTTCGTTCCAAAGTGGATAACGCTGTTGGAATGGGTTATATGACCGATTATAAAGTTAACAGCAAAGAGTATATCAATGATGTTGCAAGAAAAATGTATTATGAGTTTATTACAACTGGTAATCTATTTTTGGAAGTTGTATGGAAACAAGATAGGTCTCAAGGTCTTGCTGGTTTCCACGTAATCCCATCTCGTTATATGAGATTAGGTAAACCAAAAGAAATGGGTGAACCTGTAACCAAATTCATGTATTGTAGAGATTGGGCCAATTGGAGAAAAGCGGGAATAGTTGAATTTTCTGAATTTGACCCAAAGAATTTCACAGATAGACAAATTGTCCATATCAAACAATATCAATCAGGATATGATTATTATGGAGCACCCGATTGGTTATCTGTAATCAATGATGTTAGATTGAACCATGCAATTACTGTATTCAACTTAAGTAACATTCAGAATGGTTTATCACCATCTCTATGGGTACACTTTAACATGAACGCACCTGACAGTACAAACGAACAGAATCAAATTTTACGTTCAATTGAAGATAGATATATGGGTCCTGAGAATGCTGGTCGTGTAATTGTATCTTATGGTGAATCAGAACAAAAACCTGATATCACTCAAATTCAATCAACAGTTGAATCAGGATACTTCTCAAACATATTCGATTTGGTTCAAAAACAAATCATGAGTGGTCATAAGATTATCGATGGTAGTTTAATTGGTCTTCCAAATCCTGGTGGGTTTACAAGTAGTGCAGACCAATTGGAAACTGCATATAAGTTATTTATGAATACATCTGTTAAACCAATTCAGAACTTCATGAACAGAGAAATACAACCTATACTTGAACTCATCTATCCTGACCAAGAAATAAGCTTAGTTATACAACAAAATCAAATCTTATCATAATGAATAACGTATTATTAATATCAGAAGAATTATTAAAGACCTATTCGTACATTAACGAGAACGTTCAATCGGATGAGTTAAGATACGCTATTATGGTTTCTCAGAATATAGAAATCCAAGAATCCTTGGGTACAAATCTATATCAACATATTTTGGATTTGGTTGATAACGGAACCATTGGTGATGCTGGCAATTCAAACTACAAAACCTTATTGGACAAATATATTCAACCAGCATTAATTGGTTATGCTTTGTTCAGGGCTGTGGATAACTTCATGGCCAAACTAATGTCAGTTGGAATTGTACAGAATCGTTCTGAACAAGGTAGTAATATTGATTTTAAATTATTCTTGCACATTAAGAACCAAGCAAAAAATGATGCCGAGTTCCAAGATAATTTATTAAGAAGACATTTAATATTCAGGTCAGGTTTATATCCTGAATATAACAACGGAAACTTGAACGATGGACAATTACCCCCAATCCCTCAATCTCCATTCCAATCACCAATAACATTACCTGGTAGTAACTACTATTGGAAAAACGGTAAAATGTATGGATGTACTTCACCACTATGTGTTGACAGTCCATTTCCACAATGGTATGGTTCACCAAATAATTCAGGAAACGTACATTAATGAGTCAATTACCAGTATCAGAAATAGTTACGGCTATCATAGCCGGTATTATTGGTTGGGTAACATCAGGAAGATTTACCAAACAATCAATTGAAGTACAGAACGCTCAAGCCGTGTTGGAGATGTGGAAAGAAACCGCAACCGCACAAAAACTTGAGATTCAACAACTAAAAGAAGAAATGAAATCCATGGTCAAGAGAATTGACGAATTGGAGAATCATGTAATTCGATTGGAGAATGAAAATCGTGAACTGAAAAAACAGTTACAATCTTAACCAAACACAAAACCAATCTATGAATGAAGTCCCACTCTAACAGGTGGGATTTTTTATTTTAGTCTGGCAAAATATTTTAAAAAAAATTTGGATATCTCAAAAAAACTAGAATATCTTTGTGTATGAAATCAAAAATAAAAAACATGAAAACTCTATTTGTAAGTTTGTTGTTCACTTTAGTAACAACCACAGCCATGGCACAAACAATGAAACCATCTTATGATTGGGAACAGTTTGATGAGCAATCTTCTAAAATTTATAAAGAGGAATTGATTCAGTATTATGATTCCAAAAAACAAGAGATTATTAAAGAATATAGTTCTGGTTGGAAAAGTAATTATCCTGAATCCAAAAAAATGGATTTAGAACAAAACGAAAGAAACCGTAAATTTTATTTGGAAGATTGGGAGTTCAATTATAAATGGGCAACCAGAACACAATTAGAAAAGACAATCGACAGTATTCAAGTTTTTATACATTCCAATAAATTTAGATATGGTATTGGTCCAATTTGTTTAGGAATTGTGATTGGTCTATTAATTAGATTTTTTCGAAAAGTTCAAACCCAATCATAATTATAAACCCCACTTATTCGGTGGGGTTTTTTATTTTCCTAAATTGATTGTTTACCAAATTGCATATATAACTTTGGGACACATTCCATTCATCGGCAAGAACTTGTTGTTTCTCACCGTTTCTATATCGTTGTCTAATTATTTCAACAACATCATCAGGTATATTTCTTTTGTAATTTCTTCTACGTTTATTTTTATCAGTTAGTAATGGAGCCCATTCCAAATTGGTTGCATCATTATTAAATCTATTCCCATCTTTGTGTTTAACAAATTTATATCCTTCAGGATTGGGAACAAATAATTCAGCAACGATTCTGTGTACATAAAAGAATCTCATTTTTTTATTTATATACAACATAAGTTGAGCATAACCATTAACATGTTGTATGAGTTTCTCCTTACCCCTTTTAGTGAAAACATTACCTTCTTTGGTTACTTTATAACCACTATTTCTAAAATTTTTCATAACTCAAATATATCCATAAATATTGATTAATCAAAATCAATTGCATAAAAAACCCCGCCACTCTTGTATAATATGGGAACAACTTAGAGCGAGTGACGGGGCTAATGAAAAAAAAGAAACTTCTATTAAAAAAGTTATCTATAATTATCACGGTTTTGTAATACGATGCAAACCATTCCCCCACCGAATGGCGAATTCAAATATGGATAATTTAGAGTGAGGGAATGGAACAATCACAGAGACATGGATTGTTTTTGTATGTAATCACAGAATTACTATATCAAATATAAGAATAAATTTTGAAACTACCAAATCTTATTTTTAAACTTATCATGATTTTCTTGTAACACTTCCAACGTTGGAATGGTATCAAATAACTTACTAAATCTCTCACCAGTTAACTTATCTTGTAAGTAATGGAGTATGATATAAACTTTTCCATTTGGAGTGATTACAGGACAAATTTGACTGGTAATTGAATATGACCCATGAACAAGATTTATGGTATCGCAAATACAAGGAAGGTCATCTATTTCTTCAATTTGAGATTTAACCTTATCTCTTTCTTCTGGCCAACGATTACCGTTTCTAATCATATTGATTAATGGTCTTGATACCCCATACATTTTTGCAATTTCTGAATCAGATAGATTCTGTTGGAACAGATTTTTAATTTCTCTAACCTGTTCTACTTTAAGTTTGAACGCTCCTAGCATTTTTGTTTTAATTTAATTTATGTTTATTTTTGAATTGTTCGTGAATTGTTGTTTCACCGGTAAAGGTATAACCCAAACATACAAGGAGTTCTTGCACATTTTTGAAGTCACTCTCTTTGATGGGGTCAAGTTTGAGATATGACATTTCAGGGTCATCTTCTTCTGTTGTTCGAGTATAATGGATTTTACATTTAGCATCCAATCCCCATTTGCCACCTTTCTTATGATAGAATTGGTCCTCATCTACATATTTTCCACATAATCTACAGAAGAACATCCAACCTTTGGGACCCATGATTCTTCTGCTCAAGTATAATTCAAATTTCTTTTTACCTGACATTGTTTCTTTTTTCTATAAATATCATATATATAGGAAAAAATACATAAACAATTCGGTATTTTGAAATTTTTTTGTGTATTTATTTGTAAATATGGGTAACTATTCCTATATTTGGAATTAAAAAAAGAATTATTATGGCGAAAACATCTAAAACAACAAGGGAACAATTCACCTTCTACTTGAGTTACTTCGACGCTCTTAATGAATTGGAATCAGACGAAGATAAGGTACAATACTTAATGGCAATATGTAATAAACAATTTTATGGTATTGAACCAATCAATCTTAGTAAAGATGTTAGATTGGTATATAAGAGTCAAAAACATTCCATGGATAAATCAATAATTGGTTGGGAATCCCAAGCTGGTGTTAAGTTACAACCACCTACGGGAGGTACTACCCAAGTACCCTACCAAGGTAGTACCCAAGTACCCCACCTAGTACCTTCGGTACAAGTACAAGAACAAGTACAAGTACAAGTACAAGAACAAGAACAAGAACAAGTACAAGAACAAAAAGAAGTACAAGTAGAAGAACAAGTACAAGTAGAAGGGGAAATTCAATTTGAAAAGAAAAGAAAATTAAGAAAAGATATATTGGATTTATTTGGTATGGCAATACCAGAACAAAGATTATTCAAATATATTGCAATTGCTGATTATAATTCGATTGAACAATTTACTGGTATGGAAATTACTTCAACAGATATTGAATTATTTGAAGAATATAATAATGCAATTAATTAACCCTCCTCAACGTAAGAACACCAGTATACTGGGTAAATTTTGAAATTAAAATAAACTTCAATATATTTGTATATATGGAACAAGATAACCTCAACAAAGAAATTGCTAGCATCCTTTTCAATGTAAAGGATGAGCCAAGGAATGTATCCAAAATGGAAATCAAAGAAATGATTGCAAAGATTTTAGGGTATGGCCAACATTTAATTAATGTGCAACTATTGAGAGGTAAAGATACCTTCACCAACTTATTTGGTAATAGAATGGAGCAGGACCCACTATTAGAAGAATTAATAAACTTATACTACTCAGAAGAACAATGGAACAATTAATAAAAAAATACGGTAGAGCAAATGGCATGGTGCTAGACCTAATGAAAAAAAGATGTGACTTCAATGCCGAGCATAATAAGTTTGAATGGACTGGCGAACTTAAAACACACCAAATAATGGAAGCGACTGGCTTAACAGAACAAGAAGTAAAAGATGCTGTTCAATATTTACTTGGTGTAGGATTTATTAGCCAGTATAAAACCTTTGAGGTTTATTCAATGAATATTTTGGTAATCAATAATCACTAATATAAAATTATGAATATAGAAGATTTCAACAACTTTGAGAAAGCTCCCGATTATGCAGAGAGTAAATGCGTAATCGTTCCAATGGATATTTTTACATTAATTCATTCTCACGAATTTAAATTACTAGAACCAACTCTAACTGATAAGATAATGAATGAAGGGTTGGAATCTCTAACACCAGAAGAATCTGAAAGATTCAAAAGATTACAAATAGATTTGTCTTATCACTTCAACCAAGTATTCAATACACCTCACACCGACAGAAAGTAATATTTTGCAATCTGAAAAATTTGACATATATTTGTAGAAGATAAGAATAAGGTTTATACCTGTTTTTGTTTTTCATTTTTAAACCCTCAACGACTGGTGTACGTTGGGGGTTTTTTATTTATCCTACAAAAATAAAATGAATAATCCTATATTTATCAAATAGGATAAACACACAACTAGTTATCATTATGGAAAAGTTTTTCGAAAAAATAGAAGAAAGAGCAATCAATTATTTCACAATGACTGATGAGGAAAAAGATGAATTGCTGGCTGATTTTGCAAACATATACATCAAAGGGAAATTCAAAGTAGGAATAACCTTCAAACATATTATAAATGATTTGGAGAAGGATATAGAGCGTATTGAATCTCAGAACAGATATGAACTTGCGGCGTTGTTAAATGACGTTAGAATTAGTCTGGCTGAAGTTGCAGATGAGTTGGATGCTCAACATAAAAAACAAATCAATAAAGACAAGAATGTGTAATTGCAAAGGAAAAGGGAAATCACAAACGATTAACAATTTGGACAATGTTGATGTAATCAATTACGCCAAACAAATTTATGATAACATAATCACTCCAAATACAACAGGAGAATATTCTGATTTGGATAAGATTGAAATTATTGGGGCGTATTCATCTTTATACCCCAACGCATCACAAATACCATCACTACAAGATGCAATTGATAATATCCGAATTGGAATAGAATTATATAACGACAAACATACAAAAAGATTTAAACGATAATGGAATCACAAAGAAGACCTGGTAGACCAAGGGTCGAAAACAATTTAGCTGATGGTTGGGTAGATATAATCATCCAATCAGGAAAAGAAGGAAAACATATCACCGACTTCCTAATCATATTGGGAATTAGTTGGGATGCACATTGGGCTCTAATGGAAAGAAATAAAGATTATTACCGAGCCGTCAAGGAATATGAAAAGTTCTGTGAACAATATTGGTATAATCAAATGCATGCTCAAATGGAAGAAAACGGTGGAGCTGGTTATAATTCAAGACTATGGTCTTTGATTATGAGAAACAAATTTGGTGATAGATGGTCTGAAGCTAGTAAGGTTGATTTAACATCCAAAGGTGAACAAATTGAAACCAAAGCACCAATTCAAATTGAAATTATAAAGAACACAATAAAAGAAGACGATGCCGAAAAGTAAATTGAGAGGTGGCAAGAAAGCTCACCGTAAAAGAGTAGCGAATAGAAATAACGTTATACACCAAAAGAAACTTGCATTAACTAAACAGATAATTGCACAAATGAATGAAAAAAACAACGCAAACCAAGATAACAACCAAGTCGGGGAAGGTGTATAATTACCAATACAATTACCAACCAGTGTGGTTGAGACCTGAGATTCATGCCAAACTAAAAGACGTTGCATCAAAGTATAAATTGACATTGAATAAACTTATAGAAAAATTTGTAGATAGCGATGGCGAAAACTAAGACACAATCGGTTGCAACAAGAACATCAAGACCAAAAGTCAAAAGACCTGGTATTCACGCTAAAACAAAATACTCCAACAATAAGAAATCAAAACTATACAAGAAGGTAAACAGAGGACAAGGATGAGTATAAAAACAACGGTAGTCTTTGAGGAATTACTTAAATCAGATGAATTAGATAAAAGAATTGTTATCGCTCAGGGAGGTTCTCGTAGTGGTAAGACGTTTAACATTCTAATCTATTGGATTTACCGTCTTTTGCAAGAGGATAAGAAGACTTTGACCATTGTCCGTAAGACTTTACCATCTTTAAAAAATAGTGTCTTAAAAGACCTTATTCAGGTTCTTGAGTTATTTGAGATATATGACCCCAACAAATTCCACAAACAGGAAGGATTCTATGAGTTAGGTTCCAACATAATCAATTGGACCAGTGTCGATGAACCACAAAAGATTCGTGGTATGAAACGTGACTACTTGTATTGTAATGAAGCCAATGAATTGAAAATAGAGGATTGGAACCAATTAATTTTTCGAACAACCGATAAGGTAATCTGTGACTTGAACCCATCTGAACTAAACAGTTGGGTTTATGATTTGGAGAAAAGAGATGATTCTTATATGTTTAAAACAACTTGGAGAGATAATCCATTTGTATCTGACACAATCATCAAAGAGTTGGAATCACTGAAAGAGAAAGATGAAAACTTGTACAGAATCTACAATCTTGGTGAGAAAGGTATTGCAACCCAATTGGTGTTCACAAAGTTCTCTACGATTGAGAAAATCCCTGAAGGAATGAAACTGTTGGGTAGAGGAATGGACTTTGGTTACAACTCACCAACCACACTAATAGAAATCTATAAGGATGAGGATAATCTTTATATACGAGAATTGTTATATACCAAGAATAAAACAATGCCAGATATAATCTATCAAATGGAAGAATTGGGTTTTGATAAGACAGATACCATTTGGTGTGATTCTGCATTACCACAAAATATTGAAGAATTAAAACGAAGTAGATTCAATGTAAAACCGGTAAATAAGAAATCTATATTACACGGAATTGACCTAATTAAACGTCATCATATTTGGATTGAATCCACATCAACAAATACAATCAAAGAATTTCAAACATATCGATTCAAAGAAGATAAGGATGGTAATCTAATTGATACACCTGAGGATGACAATAACCACTCGGTTGATGCCATCAGATATGTATTGGAATCAGAACTAAATAAAAAGAGTGGAAAACTAACAATTATATAATGGAAAAATTAGAATTAGTAATAGATGATGAAGTAGTTGAAATACCTGATGAAATTACCATTGGTATATATCAACAATTGATGATGAATCCTGAATTATATGACAATAATCCAAACATGGTTATTTCATTATTCACAGGTATTCCATTACCTGATTTAAAGAATTTACAAGTAGACCAAATACAACTTCTACAAGCATTTGTTTCACAAAGATTTATTATACCTAAAGAGAATGAATTAATATTGACATTCTCTTATAAAGATATTGAATATGGATTGGAAAATGATTGGTCAAAATTAGCATGGGGAGCATGGTTAGATTTTGAAGTTTATTCAGCAGATAATATCTATGCAAATCTGCATAAAATTATGTCAATTTTATATCGACCAATTATTTCAAAGGATAAAAAAAATGCAAAAAATTATAAGATTGCTCCATATAAATCAGATGAAATTGAATATAGAGCTGAAACAATGAAAGAGGTTCCTGTATCCTATTGGTTGGGAGCTTCACAGTTTTTTTTTTCAATCGCAGAAATATTCATAAAAAATATGCAGGCTTCTTTGATATTGGAGAACAAGATGAACGAGAAGATTCTGAAGGGATGGACGATGCTCCCAAAATTTCTGCAAAAGAAACTACCGCTAGATTCTATTTTAATCTCACGTACCAACTCGCAAAAGAAGACATTACCAAATTTGAGGAAGTCTTAAACTCCAATTTATATATCTGTTTAAACATTGCGTCAATATTGAAAGATAGATATGAAAGAGAACGAGATGAACAAAGAAAATTAGAACAAAAATACCAGTCACAAAGAC